CGACGGACATACCTACATTTCACCAAGAGCAACCTATGTTTCCGGTGTAGGTTCAGGCGGAACAGGATTGAGCGAGGTCGAACCTAACGCCTTGCTGATAGGCAACGCATCGTCGGCTATGAGCGATCTTGTCGTTGTTCCTCCAGGGACAAACGGACACGTCCTAACCTTGGTTGCTGGCGTACCCACGTGGGCTGCTTCAAGTGGTGGTGGTGGTGGATCAGGAACCGTCACCAGCGTAGCCACTTCAGCTCCTATTACGGGTGGAACAATCACAGGTTCAGGCACTATCGGCATATCCGCAGCCACGACCAGCGCAGCAGGTTCTATGTCGTCTGCTGACAAGACGAAGCTCAACGGCATAGAGACTGCCGCTGATGTCACCGATACCGCTAATGTCACCGCCGCTGGTGCGCTTATGGACTCCGAGGTGACAAACCTTGCTCAAGTCAAAGCATTCGATTCAGCAGACTACGCTACTGCGGCTCAAGGTGCAAAAGCTGACAGCGCACAACAACCCCCATCCGAGGGGCCATTTGTGAACGGCGATAAGACCAAGCTCGACGGTATCGCTGCAAGTGCTACTGCATATACAGATGCAAATGCTATCGCTGCTGTTGAAGGAGAATCAACGCTTGACCTCACGGGTGCAGTCACGGTGCAGACTGATCTCAAAATGACAACCTCTTCGGATAATGCAATTATCGAGAATGTCACACAGGATAAAGACATTATTTTCAAAATCAATGACGGTGGCGCAAGCACAGAAGTTATGCGTATTGACGGTGATGTTTCGAGAGTCGGTATCGGCACAGATTCACCAGAAAACAGACTCCATGTAAAAACGACTGTCACGCTTACTGATGCGGCGTATGCAGCTCGATTTCAAACTGCCGAGGGAAATGTAGGTATCACAAGGTATGGTGGCCTCCACGTTGACAACGATAACACTTCACCACTTGACGGTGCGGCGTGGTCGTCCCAACGATGGCAGATAAGCCAAAGAGATTCAGATCATTTTGATATTGCATACGGCACACCAATCAACACAAACGTTCCTGCGGGTGATACCGACTTAAGAATCACGAACACAGGGAATGTTGGTATCGGTTTAGGCAACACCAATCCGTCAGCAAAGCTACACGTCAATGGAACAATCCGTCAAACTAACGCTACATCAGCCGTTCTTGTCGCAGACTCAAATGGCGACATTTCAGCGGCAAGCAACCTTACTGACCAAGCGTACCTCGCTGCGGGTCAAGCGGAGACTGATGCGTTTAATGCGATTGCCTCTGCTGCTGCTTGGGTTGCTCCCCCACCGGCCACCATTCAACAAGCAATTGACAGACTCGCCGCCTATGTCATCACGATACCTGGCGCACCCCCACAAATCCCATGAGGTGAAAAGAATGACTCGTAAAGTAGGAAAAATTGTGTATGCGCCACCAGAGCGTTGTTTGAATCATATCGAGATTGAAGAGACTCCGCATGGCTACAAACTGTACCAGAAGGGCGAAGAACGGTGTTTTAAGGTGATACCTTTTAGTGTCGTGCGGGAAGTGTCCTATCAAGGGGGAAACAAAAAATGAACCTAACAATCGAAAATGTGGAACTTTGGCTCGCTGCTCTTGCAGCTCTTGGTGGTCTTGCTGTCTGGGGCTACAAGAAGTGGCTCGTACTCAAAGAAGGCGGTATCACGCTCGATGAAGTGCTTGATGCTGTGGAAGAAGCTACCGACAAGGCAGAAGAAGTGAAAGAGCAAGTCGAAGAAGCCATTGAAGCAACCAAGGAATGATCCTCATGTCCCACTACTGCGGAACTGCTGACGTGTCGTTGAGGCTGGGTTTGGACTCGGCTCAACGCCTTCGAGCCAACACCAGGCTTGAGTCTGCAATCCGCAGAGCCTCGATTTACATTGACTCAATCTATCGAGATTATGGCAGAGATGCACCTTCCGAAGCAATCGCTGAGACAACCCTCAACGGTGCAATCAGCGCAGGTGCAACGACTGTCACCCTGACCAGCGGATCATCCTTTTCAACTGCTGGGAACGGCAACATTGACGGCGACTCTTTCAAGTGGACGGGCAAATCGAGCAACGACCTTACCGGTGTCACCGGCGTTTCGTTTGACCATGCTTCAGGTGTCACCGTTCAAGAGGGGGAACTGGCCCACATCATGCGTGAGGTATGCGCTGACTACGCCGCAGGTATTTACCTTCAAGACGATGCGGCCTTAGCTTCTCAAGACCCGCTACGATCCCCCATGCTGATTGAACGTGCGAATGACCTTTTGTTTCGCTACGCCAAGCTGGGGAGCGTGGACTGATGGCGTACAAGGCATCCAAGTCCTACGGCGCACGTGGTGAGCGCAGAGGCGGTATCAACTTCCGTGTCCACGTGGACGACTCGGAGCTGCAACGTGCTTTGAAGGACATTCAAAGCGAAGGGCAAGACGAGATTCGTAAGCTCATGAATGAAATGATGATAAAGGCCAAGGCTGAATCCGAAGAGTTCCTTCTCGACCAGCGTATTTCCGAGCGAGGGACAAAGGGGCCGAGGGCTGGTCAAGCCACAGGCAACACACCAAACGGAGATCGCAACCCGTATGTTCGTATCGCTGACAGTCTCAAAATCAGCGACGACCCCCTCTTCGTGCGTTTGTTCTCTGCACCGTACCCGTCCGGCTACTTGTCGCAAGGTGGCCGTTCACGCTCTGGGTTCAAGGTCGCTATGGCTCACGCCGCTGGCGTATCGCCCTTCAATTATTCAAAAAACACACCGCTTCTCGTCAAGGCTTCAGTCTATTGGTTCCTCAAGACTCGAAAGGCTCTCGGTTACACACGAAGGCCAACGTCAGGCAAGCTCTCGCCTCAATTCTCGCCGCCGCCCTCCGACTGGCGAGAAGGACAACACCCTGGATTTCAACAGGTGGACTTTATCGGTGTCGCTCAAGACTACATGGAGGACAACTTCGAGGAAATGACTCAAGGGCTGCTTCGAGACTACTTGGCGAAAAAGGGGTTTAAACCATGACGGTATCGAAAACAACGGATTATTGGACTTCTCGCTTGGACGGGAATGACCCTTCAGCTCCTGTCGGAATGAATAATGAGCAGTTCACAGGATCAGCAGGTGCGGCTGATGGTTTGAATTGGAAAATAAACAGCTCAACAGGCTACGGCTACTACTCAATCACACCAACAACAAACGAATACACCCTCTGGGTTTCATTCTCTTACACCGATAGCGGTGATCTACCTGCTGATGGCACAGTCCTTGCAGAGCTTGACAACGGTACACATCAAGTCCAACTCCAGGCTGACGGAACGGCAGGGGGGTTGAAAGTCGTGGGTGCTACGGTTGAAACTTTCACAGGTCTTGATTTGATTATGGCTGGCATTGATGCAATACCCACAGTTATTCGTTTGACCCTATCATCATCGGGTCAAGTCAAAGCATATCTCTTTGACATTATGGAGGATGATAACGGAGCAATCCTTAACAAAAGCTTGACGGGTGCTTCTGGTGCATCAAAGACTGCTCAATGGGGCAACTCCGATGGTGAGGTAACTTGGTATGCGGTCTATTTGACAACAATGGGTGCATTCAATCCAGATGAGATGGTCACCAGCAACTACTCGAATGTCACGCTGATTCAAACTGCATTCGGTATCATTGATGTCCTCAAGTCAGCTCGGAGCTACAACTTGAAGAACGTCGTCCAACCAAACGCCATTCGCTACGGCTACGACATATCCTCGAACATGGCTGTTCGTCAAAGCCCTGCGATTCATGTCCTGATCCGCCGTGTGGACAGCCCCGATATGTACTCCTTGGCTGGGACATCAGCCGAGTATTTCTTCCAAGTCGAGGTCTATATCGTGACCAAAGGAAGCGATTATCGCAACTCGTATCGTCTGGGTATGGACATCATCGGCGAATGTCTCGACGAGCTTTACTCAAAAACCGGACTCAAAGGAAGCACCGATTCGCTGATTGGACATGATGCTCGATTGGATGCTCGCCTTGACCCAGACGACCAAGTTTGCGTCCACGTTCTCAACTTGCGCTACATGAGGCGCGTCGATCTGTCAAAACGGGCTTCAACCTCTTAATTGATATATCGCAACGCTCATCCAATAACTACCGAGAGGTTTCACCATGACCGCACTTACCAATCGTTATGTCACCCTCCAAAAAGAAGCCGCATACGGTACAGAGCCAACAGCAGCCACCGCCAAACTGTTCTTAGGAGAGGTTGATGATGAGTCATTCTCCCAAAACTTCGACCTGTTGACCCGTCAAGACATCAGCCGCTACGGTGCTTCAAAGAGCGTAGCTGGTTTGAAATACTCCGAAGGAGATGTGAACTGCCCCTTGCAGCTTGACGACTTCAACTCATTCTGTTTGTTCTCTGCATTCGGTGTTGATACTTTCGCAAGTGGGGCAAGCCCAAAGACTCACACCTTAACAGAAGCAACCGATGATTCACTATTCGCTTCATTCTGTATTCGTGTTGGTCGTGAAGACAAGGAACACACCTACTGCGGTATGGTTCTTGATTCGCTTTCATTGGCTGCTAACATCAATGAATACGTTATGATGACCTACTCTTTCGTTGGGTGTGGAGAATTAGCAGTCGCACCACTATCAACACCTGGTTCTGGTGTAGGAACTGACCCACCAGCATTTAGCACCGTTGATGCACTACACTTCGCTAAGGCATTCGTGCGCTTTGAGGCTGCTGCCTCATCGAGCAACTTCTCCGCCTTGGTTAAGTCAATCTCACTTGACATTAGCCTTAACCGTGATACAGACAATGCAAACTCACTTGGAAACGCAACCTACGCAGTCGCACCTCCGCCTCAACTTCGTGAAATCACAGGATCAATTGAGTTCAATACAAGCGGTGCTACTGCCGTTGATAACTCACCAACCTACGATGAACTACGAGGATTCCTTCTTCACAACGGCACAAACGCTGCACCAGCAATTATGATTCGTCTTGAAGACGCAAGCGCAAATTACTTTGAAATTATGTTGCCAAAGGTTGTCTATGAAGCACCAGAACTCAACGTTTCTGGTCGAGACACCAGCACCCTTAGCGTTTCTTTCGTTGCTTTGTTTGATGAAACAGAAGGCAACATGGCTAAGGCAGTTATCGGTATGGATGGCATCAACGCTGATACTGTTATGACAAAGGCAGCTTGAGGTGAATAACAATGCCCTTCGGAACAATAACCGTACCCGCCAAGGCAAGGGCTAAGGTCATCGAAGGAAGCCCTACTGCTGTCGAGGCGGAGCTTCAAACGTTCCTCCAAAGTCTTGATGCGAACACCCAGCTTCATTCATTTACGGCAACTCGTTCAAAGAACGACCAAGAGATCACAATAGTGCTGGGGTACGAGATACCCTGAAGTTAAGTTAAGTTAAGAGAAGTGAAGAAAAATGCCCGTCTTGAAAAAGGAAATAGAGCTAAATGATGGCCGTAAGGTTTGGGTTCGCCAAGCCTCCGGTATGGACAAACTGAAAATCGAGGCCAAGCAAGGTCGAGTTATGCGAAAGTGCCGACACTTCGGTTCGGACTTAAGCAAATGGACTGAAGATCAAATGGATGAGTTCATGGAAATGTGCGAGCAAGAAGGCTGTGGCTTTGAGGCTCAGGTCGAAGCCTGGCTTCCTACTTGCCTTCTCGATGAAGAACTTGACCCGAACACCCTCACCTCGGACGAAATGGTTCGTATTGTCAATGTTATTCGAGGTGACGATAATGAGGGTGCAGTCCCTTTGGGCTGATATACAGGGCATCCCCGATCCTGTGTTCAACCTTCAAGGGGATTCTTCCCAGCGATTTGTTCGACCGATACAACACCAAAGGCGGATATTGGAAACTGGAGCTGGACTTGCTCGTAGCCAACGAGATAGCCGACCAACTCAACGAATCAGCTCAAGCATCAAAGGGCAAGAAAAAGAAGCGAGGTGGGGCTAAGAACGCCGTTGCTCGCAGAGATCAGCGAAGGCAACTGTTCACACCCGCCGAAACATCAAAACAACTCACGGCACTTTTGAATAATGAGAGGGGGATGAACGATGGTTAGGCAGGGTGGCTCACGTGTCTTTTTCGACGTAGTGGGGCAGATGCAAGCTGCAAAGCTCATCTCCGACGCTGAAGAGATGTCCACGGTGGTTCAAGCCATCGTCCTTGACGCATTCGACGGTATCAAAGGCTCTCTCGACGGTATTTTTGATTCGGTGGGTGCGGCGATTGAGGCTGTTCGAGAACCTGCTTTGGCTCTCGGTGAGTCAAGAGTCTATTTTGAAAAGTTCTTTGACTTCGAGGGCGTAAAGCAGTATGAAGAGTCAATCATTGACGTAGGACTTGCATTCGGTTTCACAGGAGCTGAAGCTCTGGATGCTGGCGCAAGGATGGCTCAATTGGGTGGTATCTTTGGTTCTGGTGCAGGTATTGAAGCTGGAACTCAAATGGGAACGGCATTCGGTATCATAGGTGGTATGGAAGCAGAAGAAGCCCAGAAACGTCTTATCTCAATTGCTCAACAGACGGGATTCTTATACGAAGGAATAGGAGAGGCCGCATTCAAGGCTGCTGATGCTGAAACTCAACGAGCGACTGTTATACGAAACTCGATGTATATGATGGATCAGCTAAACACCGTCGAATCAAACTCGGTGGCTACGGTTCAACAAATCTCACAGGTGATGGATCAATTTGCATCGTCGGCAACCGCAGCGAACATGAGCATAGCAGAGCAAGCTGCACTATCAGCCGTTCTGGTTGAGCAAGGTGAATCAGCGTCGAAAGCTGGCCGTGGTTTGAAACAAATGCTGGTTCGTATCGCCAGCGACACAGGAGGTGCTGCGGCTGCACTACATGAGTTCGGTGTGGCTACAACCGACATCAACGGCGACATGATAGGATTAACTCGTATCATGCAGCAGTTATCCGATAATGGCTTCCACCAACTTGACTCAACTCAACAACAACAACTTGCGACTTCCGTTGCTGGTTCAAACCACGCTGAACGCTTTATGAAAATTATGACTCAACAAGAGCGAGTCACAGAACTCACTACTCAAGCAGTCAATCGTGAAGTCGGTGCGCTTGAAGAATTAGAACGATTCACCCAATCAGCTACTTTTGGCGCAAATCAAATGACCGCTGCTCAAGAAACGCTGGCGGCTCAAATTGGTGAATCGCTTCTTCCAGCCATGACTGACGCTCAAATGGCGGCTTTCGGATTGAAGACATTCTTCCGTGACGCTCTCGATGTCAATAGCGAATTGACAGGTGTTGCCGCAGGTTTGGATCAAGTCACCGCCTCTATGGTTGGGGGTGCGGCCAGAGGCTTGATTATGGCTCAAGGTGCGTACGATATCGCCGGTGGTGTGTTTGAAACATTCCTTAACATCCAATCCCTCATCATCTCCG